TCCGTTTCCGCGGACTGCAACGCGGCGATGTCGGACGTGTCGAACCACAGCCGCACACCCTGCGCCGGCACGTTCGGGACCAGTTTCTGCAAAGCGGCGCACCCGGAGCGCCACAGCGGGCGGGCGGTGATGACCTCGAAACGGTGCATCACGTCCTGCTCGGACGCGGCCGGGGTGCGGTCCCCGCGCAGCCCGAGCAGCATCGGGTCGACCCCGCCGGCGGCGCAGATCCGGGCCTCCCCGGCGGCCTGCACGACGGTGTAGTTCAGGTCGTTCAGGGTGGATCCGAGTGTCGGGTCGGCGCCCTGGTCGAACACCAGCGGCTTGAACGCGTTCCCGACCCCGCCGAACTTCGCCCGCAGCCGCTCCTCGATCGCGTCCTGCGTGTCCGGGCGCAGTCTCATCGGGTACTTCACCGCAACCACCGGGGTGCCGTGGTCGAGGTATTCGTTCTTGTACTGCGTCAGGCCCTGGTCGGCGGCGACCTCGCGGATCACCGGCGTCAACCAGGACATGCCGCGGAAGTTCGCGTTCGGGTCCTTGATCGGCGCCCAGTGGGCGACCTCGTCGACGGTGAAGAACTGCGCCTGCCGGTCCCGGTTCTCACCCGGCGCGGCGGTGAGTTTCGGGTCCCAGTCATAGCCGAGCGGGCGTCGGTAGCGCACCCCGCGGGAGCTGGTCACCATCTCCGAGACGATCGTGACCTCTTTAGGGGGCAGCCACAGCAGCTCGTCGTCTTCGACTTTCGCGACGAACGCGTTCCCGGCGGAGGACCCACCCAGCTCCATCAGGGACCACAGGTCCCCGGCGGTGCCGTTGGGCCACGGCTCCTCCAGGATCCGCAGGTCCTGCGTGCCGTACAGCTGTTTCGTGACCTTGTTCTGCAGCTTGAACGTCGCCTCGGACAGCAGCATCTGCCGGACCAGGGTGATCGCGAACACGATGCCGTTCGTGGCGTAGGCCTGCTGCGCGGTCGCGATCAGCGGCTGATAGGGGGCTTCCCGGTTACTGTCGGAGCCGTAGGACACGAGCACCGCGGCACCCGACGCCATGCCCTCGTAGTAGCCCTGCTGCCGATACCGGTCCCGGACCCGGTCGAGCATCCTCATGACGCGCGCCGCCACCGCTCAAGCACAGCCTCATGTGACCCGGCCTGCGGCCTGCGGTGGTCGTCGCGGAGGAACGCGTCAGCGCCCCACGCCGCAGACCCCAACATGAGCACGATCCCGACCATCCACGGCCCGATCAGCGCAGCCCCGCCGCACATCCCGCCCACCGCTGACAGCAGTTGCGCAGCCGGGGTCCGCAGGAACCGCGACGCCCGCAACACGGCAGCTTCAGCCACGTGAGCTGTCACCGTCAGCGCTGTTCTCGCGGATGAGGCGGCCTGCGGCGGGACGAGACGCATACGGATCAGACCGCGTTTTGGTCGAAAACATCACCGGACATCGGCGTCTTCGACGCCGGCCGGATCACCATCTGCGGATCGTGGCCGTCGAGAACAGCAGCACCGTTTTCGACGATGAACTGCGCCGCCTGTTGTTGCCGCGCCGCCGACCGGTCCGCTGCCGCATCCCGCGCAGCCGCGATCACAGCCGCATCGCTGGACAGCGTCGAACTGCCGACGAAACCATTCGCGTTCGGGGTAGTCATCACGCCTCCCTAGGCATCTCGCCGATCGCGAGACCGGCATCCCATTCCCACATGTCCCCGCCGCCGCCAATATCAGGATGGCCGCCCGCACCGGAGCCCTGCGCCGACTGCAGCAGCGCCGCGCCCTCATCGCCGCGGACCCCAGCCGCCGACTCCGACTGCACCTTCGCCACCGCGATATCCGCGGCTGCCGATGGCCCGGGTAGGGCAGTGTTCTGCTCCCCGCCGCCCATCGCGGCGCCGTTACGTTCCTGCTTCGCCGTGAAAGCCACTAGATGCCTCCTATGTAGACGTCGGCCGGTGCGAGCCCCTCGCCGCCGTACATCGCGAACCCCCACAGCGCGAGAGTCGCCGCAACCAGCGGGCAGATATCGGCGGATTTCTTCCGCGACCACGCCCATAGCCCGTCGCCGATATCGCGGCGCCCAGCACCGGTGATCGCCTGCGTGAATACTGGGTCCCCGAGATGCCTGAGCCCACCGGCGCTCACGGTTGTCATGAGAGATTCGCAGGCCTGCCCGAGCTGCCGCGCCGTCACCTGCGCCGGGGCGATATTCCGTTCGGCCAGATCGGGCAGCAGTGCCCCCGCCGGGCTGGACGGGTCGATGATCCACGCGTCGGGGCTGTTATTCGCGTCCAGCTTCGCGCAATGCTCGACGACCCAGTCGGTGCCCGGGTCGTACTTGACGAGCTCGACATGCGGCAACCCGTCCGGGCGCGCCGTCACCGCGACGATCGCGGCCGACCGCGAGCCCGGCGACACGTCGACCGCGAACACCGGTCGTCCCTCAGCTGCGGACGCCGAGTCAAGGCAGGCAGCCCACGTAGCCAGCAATGCCGCTGCGCCGTCCGCGTCCCAGATCCCGAGACCTTCCCGCATCCAAGAATCCTCGGACGGCAGGTTCTCCCGCAGGCGCAGCATCGACTCCAGTGGTGTCAACTCCGGGAACGACGGGTTCGCCTTCGCCCATTGCTCCCGATCATCTGGGTCAGCGTCCTCGTCAGCGCTCATCTCCACATAGGCGACGTCCCGCGACTTCCCTGACAACGCCTGCGCCCGCTTGAACATGAACGCCTCGCCGGGGTCAACTGGCCGTGGGGGTGTCCCCATGAAGAACAGCAATGCCCCGTGCGGATGCCGGGACTGGTTCGTTGCCGCGACCATGTCCTCGAGTGCTTTGTCTGTCAGGATCTGCGCCTCGTCGAAGATCTCCGCGTCGACCTCATCGAAGCCACGGCCGAAGCCCTGCTCCCGTGCCCCGAACATAATCACTGAGTTGTTCGTGAACGCGATCTCCTGCTCACCGTTCGCCATCCGCACATGCCGGATGTACGGCGCGACCTTCTTCCACTTCGCCATCCGCTGCAACGACTGGAACGTCCTCGTGCACGTCCTCGTCCGGTGCGCCGTCCACAGCACCGTGTACCCCGGGAACAGGATGCACAACGCCATCACCAACGCGCCAACGAGGAACGTCTTGCCCACCTGCCGGGGGATGCTGAGCACGACCCCACCAACGGTGGCCGCGTACTTCCCGTCAGCACGCTTGCCGAGAGCGACGCGGCCGATACCGTCCTGCCAACCCTCGAACCGGATCCCCATCAGTTCGCACTGCCTCATCACCCGCGGCCATCCCGTCGTGACAATCCCCTCCGGGATCACCACATGCCGGGCTGCTTCAGATAGCGGAAGCGTCGAACGGCTCATCGGGGACACTCGACGCCCCCTCTGTCTCCTGATCGGCCCGCGCGTCGATCGCCTCAATCTGCGCCGCGATGTCCTGTAGCCGCTTCGTCAGCGAGGCCAGATCCCGAGGCAGCGTGCTCGGCGATTCGACCGCCTTCGCTACACGGGCGCGCATCGCAACCAATAGATCCCGCGGCGAACCAGACTCGGCAGCGGCCGAAACCGTCAGAACGCGTCGTCGCCGTGCCGGCTTCTCGCCCTGAGCCACGGCGCGCAACGGAGTCTTACGGGGCGGCGGCATCTGTGACCTCAAGGGGGTTGAAGGGAAACTTCAGAGAGAGAGACGTTCGGCATTGGCGGTCGCTGGACTCGGGCATGTCGGATTTGCGATCTGTCACCAGGTGCGTGAGCGCCATGGGGTGGGCAGGCGTGGCTGTGCTGCCTGTGTGCCTCGCCATGGTCCGTACTTGCGTGCGCGTGCGAGTGCGCCGCGTCTGGCTGCGTCGTGGTGGTTGCATACCCAATGGACGGGGCCGATCCATGCTGTGCCGGCGTCGTTGTGGCCTAGCACCCAGCGGCTGCCGGGCTGTATCCACCTGCTCGCCTTGAGGCAGCGGCCGCTCGAGCCGTTACCTAGTGCGCCTTGCTGGCACCAGGCTTCGCCGCGTTCGACGATGGGTTTAAGCCGTGCTCGTTCCTTCTGGTGGCGCCAGTCGTACTTGACTCCTCGGCCTTCGCGGTGGGCGCCTGCGAAGTTGGGCATGGGTCAGCGGCGGCGGGTGGGTAGCGGGACGGGGTAGACCCCTTCGAGTGCCCATGCGGCGAGCCCGAGGAGTAGCCAGGTGAGGGCGGGCCAGCCGAGTAGGGCGTGGCCGTCGGCTGCGAACGCGCCGGTGATGAACGCTGCGGCGGCGAGGATGGCGAGCATGGCTGCCTCCGGGGATGAGAAATCCCCGCCAGTCACGGATGACGACGGGGAGCAAGGCTTCTCGGGTCCGTCCTGTTTCGGGCATGGGTCGGACAGGTGTGATCATACGTCGGGTGTGGTGCCTGTCAACTTGTGGCGCCCGCGTGGTGCACCGTATGCATTGGGCAGACCCACTTGCCGTGGTCTAGGCTCCAGCCCTTCAGCGTGAGGAAGCGGTAGCGCTCTTCTTCGGAGTTGCGACCTTCCCAGACGATCGCTGACATGCACCCGTCCGTGATTGCTGCACACTGCTGTCGGTGCGTCCCCGTTGCGTTCATCGCGTGAGCCAGTCGAGGTCGAGTGCTGTGTGAGGTGGCCAGGTGCCGACTTTCAGCATGGCGACGTCGTCGGGGTTGACCGCTTCGCGTGGCTCTACCGTCCAGTGGGTGGTTCCGTCTGCATCCCGCTCAATGCACTTGACACCACACTTGATCTCGGCGCCACTGTTCAGCGTGAGCCGCACTTCCTTCGGCTTCTGCCGCCGTCTCAGCATGCCTGTTCCTTCCGTCTGAGCGTGTCGTAGAGGAGTTGGGTCAGGTCGTCCCCGTTGAGCGTGGACCCACAGAAGTCACACGACACCGCATCGATCACGCCGGCTTCGGAGTGCACGATCAGCGCGGGCTGCCGGGTTTCTTCGCCGTCTTCCCAGACTGGCACCGTCGTCGATGAGCACACCTGGCAGGCAGCGCCGTGCATGCGCCATGTCCGGTCGGGGTCGTTGCTGATCGTGACCCGGACCCGGGCGACCCAGCTGCGGATCAGGGTGTGCCACATCGTCAGCGCTGCCGGATCGGCTGAGGCGTTGACGTGGGACACGAGCGAGCGGAGATCTCGGGGCACGTCGCGGCTACGTTCGATCCGCGCGTTGAGGCAGCCGTTGCGGACGTCGGTGGCGATCTCGAGGAGCAGCGACAGCGCGGCCGAGTCACAGGGTGGTTTGGATTGCTGGCCGCGGCCGCCGGTTTGCAGGCCGGCGCCGGACTCGATCGCCTCGTAGAGCTGGGTCCACAACGACGGCATGGTCACCCACTCGGGCGGGATGTCGAAGTCGCGGCTGAGCCGTATCCGGGTGGGGTTCGTCAACCGGTCACAGACGGCCCAGAGGTCGCGGGGGGTGGCCTGCCTGGTGTCCGCCGCGGTCATCGGGCCTCGCGTGCTTCGTGGTCTCCGCCGTGGCCGGTTTCGCGGTGGCATTGCAGCATCACCTGGCA